AATACTTACTCATAGTCTCTATTCTGTTTTTGCGAGGTTACGGACTTCATTCAGCGCCTTTGCCAGCTCTTTGGCAAGCTCCTGCGTCTGCTTAGCGCTGTTCTTGATCGAGGTAGTGTCGTGCTTGGGCAGGTTCTCCCACACACTCCAGCCCTCCGTGGCTACAGCTCCGATAGAAGCAAGGACGGTCATATATGGCAGCTCGGGGATCGAGATACGCACCTCGAAGTCGACGAGGAACAGCAGTATGTCGATGAAGGAGAACATTGCGATGACGAGGTAGTACCTGATGATCTTGCCGAAGACACGGCGCGCGATGCTCGACTGGATCGCCTGCTTGTTGCGCTTCGCCCTCATTACGCCCGTGATCGTATCGATAATCACAGCGGCCAATACGATCAGCAGGGCTACCGCCATCAGCGCAGCCGTTTCCTGCACCTCCTCTGGGGAAAAGAATTTAAACATAGTCTCTTGGTTTTGGTTGGTTATCGTGTTTTATGTCGAGCAGCTACACTACTTAGCTGCAGAATATCCTTAGCGCGGATCTTGCCCTCTACCTCCACTCGGATAGATGCTGCGGAGGTCAAGTGGTTGGCGAGTCGCCCTTGCTGTGCCTTGTTAAGTATCAATTCGCCAGGATTGACTCGAGCGAGGACTCGGTCGCCCGAGCCATCACCGCCTGGCACGATACCACCATTGGCGAACTTCGGTATCTTCTTTGCCGAAGATGAAATGAGGGCTATCAGACCACCCACGGCTACCGCAGCGAGAGCCACACCGACAAACGGGATACCCGCGTGCGCCTTAGCCGCCTTAGCCGCTGCCCCGACAGTGTCCGCAGAGGTCTCCGCCTGCGTGGCCGCTATACGTGCCGTTGTAAGTCCCAGCTCTGTGGCGGTAGATGCTGCCTCCGTGGTTGTCACAAGTGTTCGCCCTGCCACCTGCTGAGCCGTGAGGGCCTGCTCGGCTGCAGCTGCTACCTGTCGGGCCTGCGTAAGTCCTTCTATCATCTTCACGAGGGAGAGGATCGTGTCGATACCCTGCGTTGCTGAGTCAAACACCGCAAAGAAGCGTTCCCACGCAGAGGCCTGCGCATCGGGGTCGAACGCCTTTTGAAGCTCGCTGAATGCACTCTTGAGGTGGCGAGCGCTCTGTGCAACGGACTTCAAGCCCGAAAACGACTGGTCTTTGACCGCTTCTCGGTACTTCTTCAAGTCAGACTGAATAGTCGCCACCTTGATAGCTTGGTCGAGCGTCTTGGTCTCCTTCTGCGCCTGCTTTAGAGCCTCCGCAACATCCAGCCCAGCCTTTTCAGCCTCCTGCAACTGGCGAACGTAGTCCTCCATAAGCTGCTTCTCCTCTCCGAGCTTCGTAGCTTCGTCCTTTTTGTAGTCGTAGCTCGTATCACGCGTGCCCTTGACTGGGGTGGCGGACTTAGCGATAGAGGAGAGGTCGCTTGAGAGCTTTTCGCCCAGTTCCCTTTTGAGGTTCTCCTGCCCCTCGGTAGTCGTGGCAGTCTGATTGGCTCGCTCACGTGTAGATGATATGAGCTTAGCGAGAGCTTCTGCGTACTCGTTCTCTTTGAGTCTGCCCTCCTCACGTGCTTTCTCCAGCTTCTTCGCTTCGTCAGCGTAGTTGCGTTGCAGGTTTGCAATATCGGAGACAGCGTCGATCTCGCTCATCTTAGCCTTGACATACTCATTGTTTAGATCAAGCTCACCATGCGCCTTTATGGTTGCGTTCAGCTCGGCCTTCGCACGCTCCGCCTTAGCTCTTCGCAGATCATCCTCCGTAGCAAGACCATATTTTACCTGCGCTGTGATCAGTTTGAGTTCCGCTGCACTTCTCGCCTTCTCCTCAGTTACCTCCCTTTCTACAAGCAGATGCGTCTTTAGGCTGTTATACTGCTGGTCGTTGAGAGCCTTCTCCCCAAGGAGTGATGCGAGCTTCTCCCGATACTGAGTGGCAACCTTATCAAGCGCAAGGCGATACTCCTCTTCGGAGATAATGCCTGCTGCACGCTGGTTGTGCAGTTCGTTGAGTTCCTTGGCGGCCGCCTCTCTTGTGCGCTGCAGTTCGCTCTTCTTCTTGCTCTTCTTTGAGTCGTCGTCGGAGGAGCTTGACACGCCGCCGCCAGCAAAGCTCCCGCCAATAGACTTTACCTCGCCCTGGGCTTCGCCATCAATCTTGATGCGCTCTACATGAAGCTCGTTCAGCTTAACCTTAGAGTCCGAGCCGACAAGCATATTAAGCCCAATCTCACGAAGGTCACCCTTTGAGGTGAAGGAAGCAAGATCATACAAGTTCTTTGTCAGCCATTCACCAGTTTTCTCCTTGGCTATTGTATTCAAATAGCTGCTGAAATGGTTGAAAGACTTTAGATGATCTCTACCAACTCGGTCATACGTTCTTTTTGAGTATAAAGTCTTCTCTGATGGTGTTAGAGAAGCATACTTTGATAGAACATCACCAAAAAACTCCAGCCTATCAGCTGAGATAGGTTTCCCTCCATTTTTGAGGTATTCAGAATATGCTGTCTGTAGGGGTTTCCTCGACTCTTTGAGGGTTTCGCTATAGAAGTCAATCTGCCTATCAATCTCCTTTAGCTTGAGTATCTTGCTTACGACATCCCTGATTCGGTCGTACTTCCCTGCAATTCGGTCAAGAGAGCCCTCCTGTAAGCCAAGAGACTTCTCTAATTGGTGCTGTACCGTCTTCTGCTCCTCGAGCTTCCCGTCTAAGCTCTGATACAGACTGAATAGTCGGGAAATCTGCACCTCCTCATCGCTTCGAGTAGACTTGATTTCCCTCTGCTTGGCGAGGTACTCATTCTGCAGCCCGTTAATCTCTTTCTGCTTACGATACCAGTCTGCAAGAGCGGTCACGATAGCCGTGATGCCTGCAATAATCGCCATAGGCGCAATCGTAGCCATAAGACCACGTATAGTCGCCAGCGTGGAAGCCCAAGCGAGCTTTACCGTGGTCGTGGCTCTCGCCCATAGGGACACCGTGGAGGATGCCGCCTTGGTTTGCTCTGCGACAATCTCGCTTGCAGGACGAAACGAGAGGTTACCTGCATTACTGATAGCTCGCTGAGTGTTTAACACCCCAGCCACCGATGCAGACGACGAGGGTAGGTTGGTGGCTCTCCCTCCGATATTGTAGTGAGCCTTATCCGCAGAGGCCTGCAGAGCGGCAAGGCGCTTGATGCGCGCTTCCTCATTCTTCGCGCGGGCTTCTGCGAGGAGTTCGCGTCTGTTGTGGTTAGCCTTGTTCAGTGCGTCACCAGTGGCGGCGAGCGCACGGGCGTTCTGCTCCAGCTTACCAGCTAAGCGCGCTTCTTCTCGCTCTCGCTTCGTGATATTCGCAAGTTGCAGGCGTGACTGGTCGGCAATAGCCTTGTCGTACTCCCGCTGGCTCTTAGAGACTATCGCCGCCTGTTCTCTCTGCAGGTCGCGGATAGCCTTCTGCTCTTCGGAGGTGTATCTCCCAGCCTTGTCAAGGGCAGAGGTAGCCACCTTGACATCCTTTGGCGAAGTTGCAGCCTCCAGCGCACGCTTGGCAGCGGCCACTCGCTCATCCTTGGCTCGCTCTATCTGCTCCTGCTTGGCGATAATCTTAGCGGCTGCCTCATCATTGGCACGCTGTAGTGCAAGCTTAGCATTGGCAACTCTCTGCGCTGCCTCCTCTTCGCTTCTCTGCAGCCCACGGAGTAGAGCCTGATGCTCGTTCAGCAGGGTGCGCTTCTCCGTCTGTGCGTTGGAAAAGTTGTCTACCGCCTTTTGGAAGCGCACATCGCCAGTGTATTTGGCTACCTCCAGTCGTCTCTGCTCCTTCTCTGTTATAGAGCCAGCCGACTGCACAGCAGCCTCTGCACGCTGGAGCTGTTGCTGGGCTTCTGCGAGGGCCTTCTGCGCTTCCAGCTTAGCCCGCTTCGCTGACTCCTTGGCGGCCGCCTCGTCAGCTATGGCCTGCGCCTGCGATGCCTTGATAACTGCCCCTGCTTGGCTCCATGTTGCAGAGAACTTTCCCCACAAACGCGCACCGAGCAAGCCACCCGCCCAAATGTATAGGTTCGAGAGGTGCGTGCGCAGGTAGTCCAGCAGGTCCTTTACCTTTTCGACAAGGGCCTTGAAGTTGTCGTACACTCGCAGGGAGTCTGCAAGATTGGTAAAGGAGTTTTTGAGACGACCAAGAGAACTCTCGAGGTTGTCGGTGCTGGTGTCTCCAGATAGCTTTGCCAGCTCATCGGAGAACTTACCCATGATCTCGGCACTGCGGAGCTTACCCTCCTTGAGGAGCTTGTCCAGCTGTGACATCGACACGCCAGCAGCGTTCGCCATGGCCTGCATAGCCACGGGCATACGCTCACCAAGCTGGCGACGGAGTTCTTCGCTTGAAATCTTCCCCTTACTCATCATCTGAGTAATAGCCATCATCGTAAGAGCCGCCTCTCCGCCCGAGATGCCGAACGAAGCCATGGCCTTACTGATATTGGAGAAGATGCGTTCCTGCTCAGCCATAGCGATGCCAGCAGGAGTTGCAGCCGCCTTGAACTTAGCGAACGCCTCTGTTGTCCCGATGAGGTCTGTACCGTACTTATCCGTAAGCTCTGCGAGGAACTTCAAGCTACGGGCATACTCGCGGGTATCCGTGCTGATATTGCGAAGCACAACACGCGCACGGCCTGCCTCTCGAGCCGTATTGACAAGAGAGGAGATAAAGCTACTGATAGAGGTGACGCCTGCGCCCAACGCACCAGCCATTGCAAGGGCTTGGAACTGGATGCCACGGAGCGAAGCCTTGGCGCTCTCGGCTTGCTGCTTGAACTTATCCGCAAGCAGCTCTAATCGTACGGAAAATGAAAGATTATTAGCCATAGGCTGGTAGGCTGAATGTGTGTATTACTTATCTGCGACTACGATTTTCGCATTCTTGAGTTGGTCAAAGATTGCCTGACCTACATCCTCGCTCTCGGTCTCCCACGGGAACGGCAGGAGCTTCTCTGGGGAGCATACGGAGTCTTGTGCGAGGTGTGGGAGCATCGACATCCAAGTGAATAGGCGCTTGTACTCGAGCCCCTCCTGCTTACGCTTCTGTATGGCGTTCAGAATGGCGGGTATCTCCCACAGCTCCATTCTGTCCATAACATACCCTGCATCAATACCTCCGTCCACGATTATCATATTGGCGATAGTCGTGAAGTCGGGTCCGTCATCTTCGTCGTCACTGGGCTCACCACCGCCTGCGTCATCCGAGATTGATGCCGTGATAGGAGTAAGCTCCTCAAGAGTGCGCTCCAGTCGCCCATATAGATGCGACGATACCTCTACGCTATCCAAGACAGACACCCACGCATCGAAAGGCATCTTACTACCGCCCTCTTCGCACCTCTGCAAGCAGTAGATGAGAAGGGGTATCTGCTCACCATCTTGGATATTCAGTGTAGAGAAACTCCGCGCGGAGAGCTTCTCGAAAAGAAGTACCGCGCGGAGTGTCAGTGGGAATGGTACGCTGTCCATTAGAGGGTAATCCCTGCGGCGGTAATCGCTTCGGTACTTCCGATTTCCTTATCCGCCTTGTCCTTGAGAGGACCAGAGCCGTTCAGCGTGCAGGTGAAGGTATCGTACTCCCCGCCAGTGCTATTCTTGCTAAGGTCGGAGATAGTGACCATACCCTTACGAAGAACTGCACCCTTGGTTACAGTGCGAAGTCCTGCCGCATCCTCTGCGATAGTCACCTCGCAAATCTCGAATGTGACAGCCTTACCCGATGCGGCAAGGTTTTCAAGAGCGTTGTAGGACAGATGCCCAGCGGAGTTCGATACGTACGCTTCGATAGAGGCGGACCATTCATTTCGGCCTCCGAGCTTATCAGGGCTCTTGCCCGACATCTTACTGGAGATTTCGATAGTCTGTGGTGAGAACTTGAAATCATCCTTCTTCACGTAGGGAACGAACAGACCAGCAATGAACATGCTGGTCGACTCGCCTCTGACGAGGTCCACGTTCTTATTGTATTTGGGGTTGGGAGGTGTTTGAGTTGCCATAAGAACTGCTATTTAGTTATTGGTTTTGGTTATGATATTTCGAACGTAAGTGACTGGAAGAACTTACCATCAGAGTGGCCCTCTTCGGACTCGTCGAGCGTGGCACGTGTTTCGCACCACCCCATTGTCTTCCCGACCTCATCATTGCGCCCTCCATCGAGGACAGCATCCACCAGCTTCACCAGCTCAATAGATCTGTCGTAACCATCGGAGAAGCATAGCACGGTTACATAAGCCTCGCTGTGCGTGTCGCCTGACTTGTCGCGGTCACGACCGTAGGCGCTGCGATATACGATTATGTAGTCGCCAGCGGTTTCTTCGGGAGCTATCACTGGATATATTTTATCCCCTACAAGCTCCCGCAACTCCTCACACGCAAGGAGTTTGCTACGCACCCACTGGGCGGTGTGCCATTTTCTGTTGTTGTCGAGATAGATACTCATACGTTGGTTAAGACTCTCGTGACCCCTGCAAGGAGTATTCGCTGTGCACGTGGCGTGCTTCTCTGCTTCGCGTGCGTCCAAAAGAGGGTGGGCAGCACCCTGCCTCTGAACTTCCCGCTCCGTGTGTATCTGTCAGCCGTTCCCTTGTCAATGAGGTGGGCGTGGTTAGCAGCTTGAGACTCCTGCCCCATCGCCGTCGCTCCATTGACATAGAGGAAACCTACCGACACAGACACCCGTCCACCTCTTCCTCTGCGTGGCATACGCCTACGAAGCCCTCGGATGAGGTTGCCTCTTGGTACATGCCCATTCCTATTCGGCTGCTTGTACAGAGGGGGCAGGGTCGTGCGAACATCCTGCTGGTACACCTCCGCAGCACGGAAGAATGGTTCACGCAGACTCTCGGGGCTCGGGGCTTCTTTGAGACGGCCAATAAAGGCTTCGACCTCGGGAAATCCGTTGAGAGAAACTACATCGGGCATACTCTATTCATCTACAAAGCGAGCTGTAACCTGCACCGTTCTGTCAAGCATAGGCTGGAGCAGTACGATGCGATAGAGTGCGCCATTGAAGCGAAGCCACCCAGCGGCAGATAGACGCTTATCAGCACGAACAACGAACACCACAGCCGAGGTATCGACAACCTCACGTGCCTGCAAGCCGTCTTTATCGTAGGTCGGGCGAAGCGTTCGGAGGTAGGCACGAGAGCGAAAACTCTCTACCAGCTCCTCCTTTACAGCGCCCGACGCACTCTGCGTCTTTACAGCTTTGAGGAACACCAGTCGGTGTGTGAATGCTCCTGCGTTCATCGCTCTAATCGGTATCTGCCTATGAGTGAGCCAAGCGAAAAAGCAAGCTCCGTCACGCGTCCCACACGATACCCCTCTCGATCAGCGTAGAAGCGTGCGACTATCATTCGAAGAGCGTGCCGAAGCGCTGGAGGCAAGTCGCCTGAAGCCTGCTCCACCTCAACCAGAGGTCTGCAGAGAAGCCCAGAGAGATAGTCCTCGGCAGTGTCAATTAGCTCGATAATGAAGTCGTCATCCTCTTCGTGGTCTACGTTCAGATGCTTCTTTGCTTCCTCGAGAGAGATATATGTGGGCATAGCTATTACTTACGCTTCAAGCAGGCGAACGCTTCTGCACGGAGAACCGTGAGGGAGTAGTCACCGTTAAGAGTGAAGTCGATGCGGTCAGTGATACCGTTGTACTGGGCATAGAGGCGGTCGCCATTGCCGTGGTGGGCAAGGACAGCATAAGACAGCACACCGAAGAGAATGGCGTCCTCGGGCATGAACGTAGTAGACACTACGGGGTAGCCGTTCATATGCCCATTCTCAAGGATCATCTGGGGATTGCCCTTTTCTACTGGCGTAGACTTGAGCAGGCAGTAGGTCTTGGGATGCACGAAGTAAGCGGCACTGCCGTCTACCTTGACATTCTTGCCGAGAACCTCTGCCTCGAGAGCGACAACCTCCTTGATGGTTGGAGCTACCGTGTTACTCCACGTGCCTGCGATAGGCGCAGCGTAGGGTGCAGCGAGGATCGTCCCGATACCATTGTTAGGACCAGCGGGAGCAGTCTTAGCGAACAGAGCCGTGTTGATAGCCGTACCGACAGCCTGCCCAAGTCGCTCGAGCGTGATAGCTCGGAGGTTGAGGTTGGTTGCAGTGATGGCCTGCGAGGTCACTGGCACATACACACCGACACGCTCGGGCTTAGCGGCAATCTTGTCGAGGTTGAGGTTCTGGTCGGTGAGAGCGACATTTTCCCCTGCGATGGTAGCCGTAACGCCTGCAAGCACTGGCCATACGGGCTGACCAACTACACCCGACTGCATTTTGAGACCTACCTTGGTATGGATAAGCTCTGCCTCCAGTGGCTGTACGACATCTTGGATAACCGTAGGCTGTGCATTCACTACGTTCGTGGTCATCGTAGCGGCACGCTCCTCGATAGTTACAGCCTGATGCGAGTTCACTGCACGGGTGGCTGCATCAAGGAAGCGCTTAGCGGCTTCCACCTGCTCGCCAGCTGTGTCGGGCTCGAGCGCCTTGGAAGCGGCAGCATTGATGCTTCGCTCCTGCAGGTCTTCGCTAACACGGACAAGCTCGCGCTCTTCATCTTCGGTCAGCGCACCTGCATGCCGCTTACCCTGCAGCTGCTTGAATCGAACGTGCAATTCGTGTAGCTGTTCTTGTTCCTTTGTCATAGTTAATTGGTTAAATGGTTAAAGGTTGGACTTGGTTATATCAGCCCAGCGAAGAGCGCGCTCTGCCAATGGCGTACGAGCAACTGGCTCGGGAGCTTCCTCGGGGGTCGTTTCTTCTTGGACTGGTTCGGGAGTAGGCTCTTCGGTTGGCTCGGGTAATCCTCGCTCCTCATCGAGAGCCCGCTTTGAGCGTTCAGCGGATGCAGTGGTGGTAGGATAGGCTGGGGTGCTTACAACCGACACATCACCGAGATACGAGAAGTGGTCAATGTGACGAAGCCACGTACCGTCCTCCTTTTTCTCCCAGCGTGTGTCTCCTTTATTGACACCGAAAAGGAATGAAGAGGAGCGCAGGTCTCCTCTGCGAAGGAGTTCCAGCGTATCGTTGCCTAACTGCGTGTTTGGAGCGTCAAATCGGTAGAGAAGCCCGCTGTCCGTGATGGTCAGCTGTAGGCTACCCGATCCGTTCGTGCTTCTCGCAAGGAGCTTCGTTCGGTCGTGCTCGTATAAGGCGAGGACATCGGACGAGCGGAGCAATTCCTCCGACACTGCGCCCTTATGCACAACCTCTCGGAATGCACGCCCATCAAGGAAGTCATACAAGACCTCGCTCTCTTCTTCGTACACGATGGCAAGCCCCTCAATCGTGCGGCTTTCCTCACTTTGGAGTGATGGAGCAGATAGCTCGCTGGGGCTACTTCTAAGCTCGAGTATTTTGGTTTCGCTCATATCTATCTTGGGCTTTATATAACGTAGTTATAAGGCGTATTTTGACACCACTTTTCGCTATTCCTCTGCACTTTTGGAAGGGCCTCCATCTGGGTGCAGCTCATCAATGCTTGGGCGAGAGGTAATCGGTGCTACGTTACACGTGATAAATAGCTGGTCGCCTCCGTCAATAGGCTCTCTGTTTTCAAAGATGCGACCCTCGTTAGGGGTCATCACGCCCGCTTCCACACTACTCTTTACGTACTCAGCACGTGTGCGCAGGTCGGTGGCGAATAGTCGGGAGAGGTCAAAGCGGATGCGCTCGGATGCCCGCCTTGATCTTGGCAGTAGCTTCACAGAGAACTCCTGTTCAATCTGCAGGATAAGGGGCTGGAGCGTTTGGTTGAGGAAGTTTATCTGCGAGTTCTCTGCTTCCTTGTAGTTGGTACTTTGGTCTGCGAACACCATATAGGGATGCACACCAAAGAAGCGACATATATCCAGCACGGAGTACTTGCGCACCTCGAGTAGCTCGGCATCAGCATTGCTAACAGAGGAATCTATGAATTGCATAGACCCAGACAAGCGGACAATTCTACGCCCCTGGGCAATCTCGTTATTCACTCGGTCTACCACTTTATCTGCCACATCGGAGTCAAGTGCGCCAATCCCCTGCAGTTCATTCCCACCCACGAGGAAACCGCTCTTTTGGTTACCCGATAGCAGTCCATCATTCGTCTGTTTGTCTGCATTGGCGCTAAGTGACATAGAAGTCGAAGCGTACGTAATGGTGGAAACGCCAGTGTAACCGCCATCGAGGCTGTTGTTCTTTAGGTGGATAATCTCGTCCGCAGTAAACACGCCATTGATATTCCATACGTAGTCCGAGATGCTGTACGTGTTGCTACTCTTGTCATAGGAAACTGAGCCGTCACCGAGAAGAATTAGATCCATCAACTCACCATGAGAGGAGTATCGAGGGTAGATATAAGCATTCCCCGAGAGAAGAAGTCGAGAAACGATATTCTTGAGCAGAACAAAGAAATTCTGCCTGCTATTTGCCTGCCCAGCAAATAGGGTGTTGAGCTGCGTGTTTCCAGCATATTGGAAGATACTCCCCGAGCGCTTTAGGTGCTGGAGCTCGAGCGATGCGATAGTCCCAGAGAGAATATCCACACATCGGTACACGCTTGCGATGGTCATTGCTCTGTCCGGGGTAGACACTGACGCTCCGTTGAATTGATTTACGAACTCCTGCACGCTTCCGCCAGATGCGCACTTATCGCCACCAGCGTAGTACGACCGCTTGAAGAGGCGAGTGAAGAAATGAGAAATGGTCATTTTATACGATAGTTTTGAAGTGGTTGAACAGCCAGAAGCCCATCAAGCAGGTGATAGCTCCGTCAATCTTGTCCGAAGCCACAGCCTTGACAGGCTTGCGGTTTTCGAGTCGGTCCTCGTCTATCACAGCGTTGCCAAAGCAGTATGCCGTGATAGGATTAGGGTCAAACGTGATGCTATCCTGCGACAGAGCCAGCTCAAACGACATCACAGCCGTATTGAACGAGCCATTGGTTTGCGGAATAGCCTCCAGATTTGCCTTGCCCACCTGCGGAGTAGAGCGTAAGAGGTTCGTAAACTCGAGGGCCTTATAGGGGTCGTAGCCGATTTTCAGTGTAGAGAGGGGCTGTCGGAGAATAGTGTCCACAATGAGGGGGTAATCGATGCTGTCGCCCTTACAGAGCGTCAGATAGCCGTCATCAGCCCACCGCTTGTAAAGCTCTCGGTTTACGTGTGTGGCGAGCATACCCTCGGGGAAGAAGTAATGTGTGATAGCGTGGAACGGGCAGACCTTGGTGCGCCCCTCTGGGACACGACTGGGCGTGTAGACAAGGAACGTAAGCGCACTAAAGTCATCGCGGACGGACAAGTCCACAGCGCACATCGCACGATAGCCTCGAAGCGACTCCATGGGTACGTGCATAAACGCCTTTTCAATCGTCTCACGAGGTATCCACATCTCACGCTCGTCTCGAGCGAAGATATTGAGGAGCTTGTTGCGGAATGCCTTCATGTCACCTGCTGTGAGCTGCGCTTTCTGATACTCCGCTTCATAGTACTCTGGGCGCACCGTTACTCCCAAGTGGGGCTGGACCTTGTGCCACGTATTAGGATCTCCCTCCTCGTCATCCACATCTGGCTCAAAAATGTGCGCGAAGATGCTATCATTCTCCACCTCTCCGCGGAGGATAGACTTATAGGCATCCAGCATCTCAGTAAATGGCGTGTCGAGCTTGTCACTCGCTGTCGTTATCACGAAAGTTAGGGGATTTCGCCTTGCACCCATTGACGAGGTCAGGACGCTCTTTAGTGCGTCACTCTCCGCCTGTGCATACTCATCGATGATCACCAGCGAAGCATTCAGACCATCCAATCGGTCTGCAGCAGACGACAGGCAACGTGCAATGGACATCTTCCCTGGCATTCGGTTGAACACCTGTTCACGGTTAATCTTGAAGCGTCTGAGCTGAGGATCAAGAGCACGCAGAATCTTTGAGATTACACCGAAGCACACCTGCGACTGCTGATAGCTGTTACTACCCACGTAGCTCTCTGCGTTAGCATCACCATAGAGGAGGTCATACACCGAGAGCGTAGCAATGGAAGTAGTCTTGCTGAACTTACGAGGAACGAAGAGGAGGACATCGCGAACGAGCCTTCTCTCCCCATCATCGTGGTAAAACCAAAAGATATTAGTGAACTGAAATACCTGCACTGGGGTAAGGGCGAAGAACACCATACCCTCGGCAGACGGGAGGCGGATATTTTCGTAGAACGTGATGAAGTGACGCACCTTCTCGTCTCGAAGTACATACTTGTCCACCTTGTGCAGGAAGCGCTCAATAGACAGAAGCTCATACACGTTGTGCAGGCTTGGATGCTTGATGCACTCGCGTATATACGACGATAGACGCTTGTCGAGCTTGTTGAAGCGCGGGTATGGTATCTTAGCGCTTCGCAGACGATCTACGACTCCGCTTTTCAGTGCTGTCGCTTCGCTTTGACTTAGTTGTTTCGTCATATATCTGCTGGAGTATGTGGTTGAGCTTGTCTACCTCGTCCCCACTCGTGAACTTCGCTGTGCGTACGGTCATCTGAAGCTCGGACAGCTGTGCGCGGAGTTCCTTAGACGCTTCAATAAAGATGGACCAGGCAGGATTAGCTCTCTTGCGTGAATCGCCCTCTCGGCTGATTTCCTCTACGACTATGCCGTCATCCATAAGCACCGCATAAGACTCCCTGCACACACCAGCCATCTGCGCTGTGGCCGATATTAGCGGCTCAAACGCTGGGGAGTATGCGCCAAGGGCCTTTAGCCCATCTCTTAGGAAGCATGCGGTTTCTTCTTGCGTCATTTTGCAGAGGGCACTACATAAACCCAGCGAAATGCGCATTTTTGACACCACTTTACCCCCAAAACTTTTCAGCCCACGCCACAACCCCCACAGCACTTTGAGAACTCGCGCAAAGAAAAGGGAGCGAGTGGTGGTATGCAGGGGGCCTCCCCTCTCCTTAAAATCGCCTCCCCCTCTTCCTCGGAAAGTGATTTTTCGGTCGTCGAAAAAAAATGCGAGGAGGGCGGAAAAATGTGGCTAAAATGTTGGAAAATAGCGGTTTAGATTTGGTGGTTTCGTTTTTTTGTTCTATCTTTGTAGTACAAAAGGAAAGGGAAAACGCCCTAACCTTTTGGACGGGAACGAACGCAAAAAGCCCCGCGCTCGTTTCACAACGAACAACGGGGCTACCATTTTTAAAATATCAGTACAAAGGTATGAAAACTATTCAGACCAACCAAAAGACGTACACCACGACGTACGCAGTAGCTGCCAGCTGGGCAGGGTGCACAACTATCCTATGCAACAACATCGCTTACATCGATGAGGAGCTAATGTACAATACCATCGGATACGAGTGCGACGAAGAGACAGAAGAGTACCCAGAAATCTACCAGTACTACATAACAAACTGTAGTGAAGACCTGTGCGAGTTCTTAAATGAGCACTTTGGCCTAATGTTCGCCTATAGCGAAGTCTTAGACGTGTGGGTACTGCTCGTAGACCACTGTGGCACGGGCTGGGACTGTGTAGAAATAGATACAGACCTACCAGCAGCAGCAGCACCACTCGGCACGAGCAGAATCAACTAACATAAAAACAACTACAGAAATGAGCTACTCATATACACGAGACCACGCAAAGGAAACGACATACATCACAAGAAGCGGCAAGGCGGTAACGCTCGCCACGTTCATCGATGGGCAGGCTGCCGAGTACTTTTATCTTGACAATCCCTTTGGATCGCTGGAAGATATAGCCAGATGGGCTAAAGAGTTTGTACCAGCCATAGCCGCCGCGAATCAATTCGCAAACGAGCAGGCCGACATATGCGGGCTAAAGGTAGCGGGAGACGACGACAAAGAGTACCTAATATCGTGGGGTAATCGCTCATACGAGTGGCAGCGGGTCACCTACGTAACTCTATCCGAGCGAAACGCATACGAAACAGGGGAAGAAATAGACCTAACAAGCGAGCTTGCACAGGTCATAACCGACGCAATAAGAGGCAGCAACTACTAACCACAACAGATACAAGACAATGGAAACGAAGAGAAAAGAAGCTACGCGCATAGAGATAACCAACGTCCGAGAGCTTGACAGAGCCGAGGACGAGGGATTAATCAAGAGGCTACACACGTCCCTATTTCGGGGCTATATATCACGGGTTGGAGGACCAATAATAAAGCCGTATAAGGGCCGATTTGGGGAAGGGGTAAAACTCTTAACATGCAACCACGATAGCACACGATACAGCTATGTAACATACTACGTATACACCACAAAAAACGAAGGAAATGAAAACGAATAAGACCATCACGCTATTAGGCAAAGAGCTGACCATATCGCATACCTACGAAAGTAGAGGGTACGGCCTAACCGAAACGATCGAAGCTATAGAGATCGATACAAATGAGCTAACCAGCCTAATCACGAGCGAAGAAGACGCGGAGCAGCTCGCCGAAGAAATGAGCGACTACGCATACAACGAGGCTTACAACAAGTGCAAAGCCCAAGCCGAAGAAGGAGAAGCGTTATACGCTTATCGAACGCTTAGTATATTTTTCAAAAGGTCGGAGATACGAAGCGATGGGTATATATCATCGTCTGCAATGTACGTAGAATGCAACGGGGGCAGTGAACGCAGCTTCACATTTGCAAGCCTCGACATAGACCGAAAAGATGAGGAGGACGAAGAAGGAGAGGAAATATCCGACAATATCAGATACAACGAGATTTTAGACGCTCTCAGTAGAGAGGAGTTCAGCAGACGCATGAGCGAGGATGAGCGGAATGAATTTGAGTGCCTTGAGGAAGAGGCGCGCGAAAATTACAAGCGCTTGCACCCCGAAGAGTTCGACGAAGAGGACTAATATACACAAACGCCCCGCCGCCTAAGATAGACGACGGGGCGTTTTTTTTTGCTCGCTCTTTGGCGGGCAGCTACCTACCTATGCAGGTGGGTGGCGTTGTCGTAGTGTGAGGCAGCGACCTGCACTAACGACCAAGGCGAGCGCGTGCAACCATGCAGGCGCATAATCTTTGCCACGCGTGCAACGTGGTAGGCTGTTTGCTCCCAGCGGAGCGGGCGGCCACGACGGGGACAATCATCCCCGCGCGATCTTTGACGTACTGACGACGGGAAAAGGCGACCGCCTGCAACGGGATAGCTACGCCCAAATGCAAGCGAGCCAGCCGAAGAGGGGGAGATACACCCTAACGGGAGAGGTATGCCCAATCGCCTCGGCTGGCTTCCCAAAAAGTGCAAGGGGATAATACACCCTAATGGGTGGGCTATACACCCACCGCAAAGGCGCTCACTCGGATAGGTAGGCAGATACAAAGGCGCTCAATTCAGCCCGCGCGCGCTCCTTAGACGAGTTCAGGCTATTAGAGTGTAGTACCCTATGTGCCTCTATGTGGCACGGCCTGCAAAGCGCTCTAAGGTTGCAGGGGTCAAACGCCAAAGCCTGCATATCATCGGGACGCCCCGCGCGCTCCTCTATTGGGCGTATATGGTGCACCTCGGTGGCTATCGTTGTGTACCCCCTCTCCTCGCAGTCCTCGCAAACGGGGTGCGTGGATAGGTATGCAGCCCTCAAGCGCCGCCAGCGCCTTGAGTTCATCAACTGGGTGTACTCCTTAGTCCTATGCCTCTTCATCTATGAGGTGGCGACGGGTACAACTGGGGCGGGCGGAGCGGTGGCAGGCGCAGGCATCATCGTGATGATGAGTACAGCCGCCTCCCTCGTGATGAGAGTTCGTGTGATGAGGCTCGTGATGAGCCAAGTCCGCCCGCTTATGATGAGTGGCTCGTGATTCGTTGAACTTGTCAAGCGCCCAACGCTCGTATGATTCGTAGCTCGTGATTTGCGACGGAGGACACTGCAAGCGTAAGAGTGATTCGTGGAGCAGGTCACGAGGAGCGAGTGAGTCGCCAGTGAGTCGCTCGGCTCGGTCTGCATACTTATCATAGAGCGCTTGATAGTGCAGACGGATGAAGCGCTCGTACCACTTCGGAGCATCAGCGTGCGAGGGCGTGGCCTGCTCACCAACTATTTCCATTTTGGACATACTTGATACTTGGCCATTGAAAAGAGCGAGCAGGACAGCGGTCTCCTTGTGGCCGTCCTTCTTCCTGCGTCGTCTGCGCCCAAACTCTGGGACTTCCCAGTCCGTCAGAGCCTTGAATGCGTCTTGAATGGTTGTGTCGTCAGGGTCTTTCTCCCTCTGCTCTGCATCTTGGAGCAGGCGGATAGCCATAAAGACAGAAGCCTTAAACAGCTGGTGGTTGCTCTTGAAGCCGAAGTGCTTGCGCAGTCGTCTTACCTCTACCGCTGCATCTGCGCCTATCCATGTTGTGATGCGCTGGTAAACTGGGTGTTCTTCTTGGATTGCCATATCAGTAGACATATCTCATATAGTATATTAGTGTGTTGGGTGGTACGGAGCGCAGTCCTGCGGTGCACCTCAGAAAAGTTCATTTAGAATTCCGAGGAACTTCTTATAAAATAAAACCGCACCCCCCTTAAATGCAAGGGAGGGCGGTCTTATTGGTTACCTATCGTCTACGAGGTGGAGGCGTAGGTCGATTAGGATTATCCCAGTAGCGAGGAGAGGAGGTGTCGTATCTCTCACCGCTGAATCTATCTCCATCAAGAACCTCGGGAGAGAGAGAGTCGCTGCTAACCACTGCGGGCTTACGCACTTGGTGATATGTACCTCGCTCTGTACCCATCTGAATATCTATCTCTCGAGAGACCGCAAGCCACTCCATCCCAGCATAGCGCCTTAGCGTTGTTCTGTGGTGGTATGCAAACGTTCCCGTCAGTTCGTATCCACGCTCTGGGAGCGAGCCGTATATCGCACCGAAGCACTCTGCACGGAAGCCAGCGAGGGTGTTCTGCGTATATCCGCTCGTCTTGTCTATCGCTCCTCGCTCACTCAAGGGCTTACCGTCCTTTGTGTGGATGATAGACGGAGACACAGACACAATGCCATCACCTGCAGACAGATGAAGCTCTACCTCTTCACCCTCTCCAGTGGAAGAGGTAAACACAAAGCGCTCGCGTCTATCCTTAGACAGCTCCTCGCCTCGTCTGCCAATGGCATCAGAGAGCCACAGAGAGGGCGCTTGGCACACAATAGCACTGGGTACACTCCACAGCTTCCACTCTCGGAATTTCTCAAGCGTCTCTCCGTTTCGCTTATAGAAGCTCACATTAGAGAATACTTCAAGCTCGAGGGTATTATACCCAGCTGGAGGGAGCGGAATATACAGCCCCTCACCGATAATATCCTCCTCGCTAAACCTCGGATGATTCCACGAAGTGCCCCACGACAATTTATTGTCGCCACCCCCATAGGTAAGATGCGGAGTGTAGTTAGGATGAGGAACAGAGTCACTCCACCCAAGCTGGCGAATGCGATTTACATATCCAGAGTCATTGCGCTGTACATCTAAGTCGTAGAGGTACTTCACGCCCTTTTCTCCACGTGCGGTAAGACGGAAGTACAAGCGCACTTCCTCAAACTGGTCTGTGAACTTCTTGAACTCTTGGATGCAGTTCTTTGCACGTTCTCGGTCGGCCTTGTACTGGGAATGAGTGTACCCCCTTCCGACTGATGGAACGCTAAACACGACACGCTCCTGCGACTTCTCTGAAAGAGCTTGATATATATCCTGCGACATAGACAGCAACAGAGGGACATCAAGGCGAAGCCCATACCGCCCGTCATTCGGTACATCTGGAACTACCATACGCCACGGGGTACCCATTCTTAGCGGATTGGCAGGAATATCCGTTGATGAGTTCAGCTGGTCTCTATACCACTTGAGCATAGCGATATAGTTTGACAGCTCCGACTCCTTCATCAGAGCCTCACCTGCGAACGAGTGCGAAAGCTGGTAGATAAACCCATTGGGGTCTAACAAACCAGCTACGGTCTGGAACTGGGAGACCTGCCCACTCTCATCTACCGCACGAAGCGATAGGTTGAAATGTGGGGACGCAGGCCTTATGCTATTAATCGTGTCGCCAACTAAGAAGAGGGTTTTATCGTTGAAGGTCTGCCGTGCTATCCCTGGTGCGAAGCCGTGGATAGATTTTGGATTCCACACAAGGGCAAATAGATTTCTATCCTCGCCAGTGGTAATCTCCTCCGTCTGAACAATGGCCTGCGACCACTTGCCTGCCGTGTTGTGGTCCGTCCTATACCTCCACGCTGGGAGATTCATCGAGACTACATCTGCACGAGGCACTAAGCGCCAATCGGAAGAGGTGATCAATGCAGGGACATCAAAGGCTCTCGCCACAGAGTTGAGGTGCGTCTTGGTGACGATAGAGATATTGCCAACCGCTGGGAGAGCCGAGAACTCCGCATCATTACCCTTTACCTCCATATCGTGTGGGGAGTAGTCCAGAAACTCGTCCCACCCGTTAATGTGGTAATCCGCAAGACCTTCATTCCCTGCAATCGTAGAGACATCGGTGACAGCGAGAGTTCCATCACCCTGCTCGACTCGCATACTCAAAGAGCCAAGGACGCGCTCAAGAGCCTCAAGTGCGGTAATCGACTTATCTCGACTACCAACAAAAGGAGATACATCTACGAATATGTCGCTCCCAGAACTCTTAGAGAAATGCTCTGCGATAAACTGGATATTGTACCTTGCCACCTCCATAAAGTCGTGGAAGGAATCCGACTTGTGAACCACCTTATCCCACTCGCCAAGACCGAGGGCAACAAGGTACGACACGAAGTCCTCTACGGACATACGAGGCTTGGACAAGAAGTCCATATCAAGACCGCCCTCCATTAAGTTCACCCTCGATAATCGCCCGAAGTCGTTAGCCTCAAAGCTGACGAGATAGCCCGTATCTTGGTTGGCTGGCTCTTTGTAGCTCTCTGGGTCAAGAACTCCACGCCAGTATCCTTTAGTCCATTCGTTAGACATAGGGTCATACAAGCTCGGGAGCTTCATAAGCTCCGTATCGGTAATACTTGACTTACCCTCCATGTAGAACAGAACTACGGATACAGAGCCATCGGGGGCTTGCATCAGGTGTCTATACCGATGGTCCGCTCTCTCCTCCAAGAGAGAGAATGCCAGACGCCCCTTGACTACTGGAGCAAGAGCGTCATCGCTCTCTGTCGTAAGCGTCACCGCAGGCACGCCAAGACGCACCTCCTTTACCTTTGGGTAGCTCTTGGTTTCCTCCGTGTCGGGATAGGCGATTAGAAGCGCCCACATATTTCCCGATACATCCTTGAACGGAGCTACGTAGTGTTTGAATGTCGTGTTACTCATATCCTTTCTGATTAAAGACCGTGGTGATAAGTGACTGGCTTTTTCCCGCAATGTAGTCCACACTCCACGCAGGCCGACTGCCAGCGAAGAGGACTTGTTGATAGACTTGCGGAAGAGCGAGCCACGGCAAAAAAAAAATCAAGCCGAGGAGGAGGCCTGCGACGGCGATGATCAGTACAGCGCTCATAGCCTATCTGATTACGTTTACCACATCCAGCAGGCGCACCGAGGTGACCACATTCTCCCAGCTGTCGGAGATAGTGTTGCAGGCATCCATTGCGGAGAGCTCTTTGATAAGCACCCTGCGAGCGGTCGTCTTGCCCTTCCCATCGGTAAGCCCTATAATGTAGTAGCGGTAGCTCTCTCCGTCTACGTCAAGCCCGATAGCATCGGACACCCCGAGAGGCTTGAGGCTCTTTATCTCGACCGCATCAGAGGCGAAGCTGGCGAAGTAGTCTAACACCTTAGCCTCCGCTTCGGTGTATGAGAGAGCATCTACAAGGTAGCTCTCGGTGACTTTCTTGTCATCTAAGTTGCTGTATGCAACTCGTGCGAGGAATAGTTCCATATCGTTAGTGTATTTGCGTTAGTTGTCTGTACTGCAGGCCTGCGCGTCGTAGCCCTGGGTGATCTCATCGATGATCTCCATAGCCAGCTCCCAGTTGCGTGGCATTAGGCCTCCGGAGATGAGGCGAGAGAAGCGCTTAGTTGTGTAGGCTGGCAGGCTATTCATTGAGACGAATACAGCGATGTGAGCCGTCTGAGCCTTGGTAGGCAGTCGCACTCGTCCATAGCCGTAGCTCATGGCCAGCTGGCAGTAGTGCTTCGCCTTATCTAAGTCCTCACGGCCTCCCTTCTTGTGGTGGCGAGCCACGTATTTGACGACGTTCCCCTGAAAGAAGTCAAAGCTCAATAGGCCTATCAGTTCTATTGGCTGGAAGCGCATATCTTTGTAGTGGCTTCCGCCTACCTGTGTATCTAATACATTCATATCGTTATCCTCGAGGTTTACATGTTTTCTGGTTCACACTTGAGCAAGCACCATACGTTGCCTGCGTACAAGTCCCAGAAGCGCGCTTTAGCCTCTTCGAGCGTCTTGCCTTTGAGATCTACCACCTCGAAGTCTCGCCACGAGTCAAGGATATATCCCCAGTAGCCACTCCCCTCGATGTGGTGTATGTAGAAGTCGATACCTATATCCGTGTGCGATACTATCATATCATCCCTGCCCGTCTTTCGCCAGCAGAGTGGCAACAACTCACGTTCTAATTGCTCTTGCGTCATAGTTCGCTGTGTTTTGTAGAGTGCGCCCCGCCGTCCCAGGCGCGGAAGGTATCGCGTGCGGTTTCCCGCCAGCAGGGCGCACTCGTGGTTAGTTCTGTTCGTTGCGTTCGCTCTTGAGCTTATCGAGGGCTTCTATCGCTTCCCCCCATTCACCCCCGAAGACGTAGGTAATGGCGCTCTGTGCGGTGTCACTTAGTGGCACTTCCTTCGATATCTCCCGTAGCTCTCTGAGTAGCTCGGTGTAGTTCTTTGTGTCTGCCTCAAATTTGAGGTCTGAGGTTGCACGACAGCTCTCTATCGCTGTCTCTATTCGGTCAGGGTCTCCCGTGATAAAGAAGTTCACCGTGTCCGATAGCACTAATCCTCGGAAGAAGTCGATACGATAGGCGACAAGCAGGTTTAGACACCACGCTGTCAGTTTCTCTTTTGGCTCTTTGGTCATAGCTTTATGTTGTTAGTTAGTCTTGATTATCTCGGTTGAACATTGAGTATATCTGCTCTACTATCCACGCTCTCCCCTCGGCCTTAGCCTCTTTGAGGGTGGGGAGGACCATATCGAGATTACTTTTCAAGCGTTCTGATACGGAGTAGACGCACCAGCCACCACCATCTGAGTACTTGCAGATGTGTAGCCGCCAAGCATTCACCATTGTCCACCATTCGTCGTCGCCAGCCTTGCACCATACAAAAGGTCGCAGGCTTCTGTCGATGAGCTTGCGGGAGATATCCTCGGTAGGATATGGGGCTTTTGCCCTCAGCTCCGCTCGCATTGCTTTGTACATGTTGACGCACAAACGATTGGTCTTGGCGAGCTTCCTTGTGCAGCGTTTAAGCTCGTCTATCTCCTCGGTCTTGGCGGCCACCTCCTTTTTGAGGTTCTCCTTTTCTTGGAACAGCGAGTAGTTGTGCTTCGTGAGGCTCTCACGCAGCTCATCCTTGGACCTGCGTAGGTCTTCCACTTCTCTCCCCTCAGCCACCCAAAGGATGAAGAGCGTGACGCACCCTGCGCCAAGGGCAAGGCAGCTGATGAAGGAGAGTAGGGCGAATGTTTCGGTTGTCATAGCAGTACATTCTTAGTTAGGAGCTCTTCGGTGATCTCGAGAGCAGTAGGCTCAGCGTCTCGGTGCTTCGCCACTCGGAAGCGGGTGACCTTGTACCCCGTCCAGCCCGTTAGCTCTCGGTAGGCGTAGTAGCCTTTCTGCAGGAATGGCAAGAGTAGTGCGTGCGCCTCTCCGTGGGTTAGAGCCTCGCCATTCCCACTATCCTCGATATTCACGAAGCAGTAGGAATGCCCATCCAAATGTTTGAGTATCGCTGTGCGCATCCGCTCTACATAGTCATGGCGTACACCCCAGTCCTTGTCATTCTCAGGTATCTCGGCGGGTGTCACGTCCTCCACTTCGGGGGCAGTGGTTGTCTTTGGCTCTCGCTCCCTGCGTTCGTACCACAGCGTGAGCGTCACTGCGAGCGCCCACACAAATAGCCCACTGCAAGCGATGATGAGCGGGTCGATGATGTTTGACTGTGTCATAGCTTATTTCTGTATTAGGTGTTATAATTGCTTGCTGTAAAGTCCACCGCCCAGATTGACGTAGCCCTTAAGCCCCATTACCTCACTATACACGCTGTCAAGGATTCGGTACACTCCCTTGCCACCTGGACTTAGATAGGCTTCTACAAGGTCATCCCAGCGGTCAATGATTGGCTTGTAAAAGGGGAATGCCTCAACGACCTTTTGAAGCTCCTCTTTCGTGACCTCCCCATACTCCACAAGGTCATAGCACCTTGAAAAGTCGTCCCAATCATACGGCACGTCAAAGCCAGCGTAACAACTATCCCCGTCACGTGCAACGCCCATTAAGGCGCACCACATAGTTCTTGATGATACGCCAACGTGTCGCGTGCCTATCCATTCCAGCATCTTAGTCTTGTTCATGCTTGTTTTATGTGCTTTGAGCTATATCTTCTTAGTATTTCTTCCCGTGCAGAGCAGGGCGTGTGGCGTTATACTTGAGCTTGAGCTCTATGTGCGTCATAAGGTCGATGCCGAGGTGGTCGCAGAGCAACTCGAGGGACTTGA